GATACCTCCACCTGAACTTGCGAGCCATATGTTTTCATCATAGTGATCAGAAAGACCAACCCTCGAATCAGGTACGTAATTGAGAAAGCAGCTAATAGGTAAGCCACGAGTTGTTCCCCCGTTACTAAGTATAGGAGTGCTAAACATAAACCAATGATCGGATGCATAATTATATAACCTCTGTGCTAAATTAAAATCTATATTACCTTTATATGTAGCTCCAAAAACTGCAGCTCTTGCAAAAGCTTCTTGTGGACTCTGTTCATTTTCCCAGTAGTATCTGTCTTGTAATGTATCAATACTAAACTTATCTAGTTTCTTATCTTTACTGTAATCTATTTGTATTCCTAAATATTCTTTAATCATCTTTATTATCTTCCTGATTTAAGTGTAAAGCAATCAATGCGTAATGAATAATCTTAAGTAAATCTTTCTCAGACTTACCATTCTTCTTTCCATATCTCATAGCATACTTCATGATATTTCCAATACAAAAACCTTCTCCATGTCCTGCATCAATGATCATATCCGTAGCTTGGTATTTTGAATGAGCATAATGCTCTGTGTAAGTGCTATCAATGTATTGCTGCACTGATCTTAAATTTATGTTTTCATCAAATTTATATTCCATCTTATCTCCTAATGTATAATAGCACCTTTAGGTATGCCATTTAACCTCTCATCAATTTTAATATTTAATAACTCTTCTAATCGTAACAATACTTCTAACTCTATATCGTCAGTTGTATTACCTTGAAAGATTGAACCACCTACAATAAACAATAAGTCTTCTAATTTTAATTCATCTAGATTAACTTCAGCCATGATTACTTAATAATTCATCCAATGTAATATCTATATTCTTTTTGACTTTCTTTTCTACCCACTTGTGATTCATAAAAGAGTGATGTATTGTGTATCCTTTGTAATAATATTCTTGATCAGGTAAAGCTTGAGCTAAAGTCTGAGGTGTTACTTTGTCAGCATCCTCAGTCAATAAACTATTTATCCATTGTACCTGAAGTTTCTCTGCTTGTCTACGTACTAATTTACTTTTCTTGCCATTCATGGGTTATCTCCCGAACTCTAGGTTCAGTAACTACGTCTGTGAAAAAGACAGGACCTCTCGCATAATCAAAGATACGAAGTCCTTGTCCGTGATTAGATTCCGAGTGGCATTCTACTTTGTGAGGACACCATGTACATTCTCTCGGAAGTTTGAAGTTGCCCTGAGTACCATCTGCTATCGGTTGATAACATAACTCAGGAGGTTCAGGCTTTTTTAGAGTTGCCTTCAACCCTTTAATTTTAGACTTTATATCAGGTTTGTCAAGCTCATCCGGTCTAAAGAACCAAAGTTCTCCAGTTTCTTTATTGATGGCTAGAAAACCTCCTTGATCTGTACCCTCTGCTTCTTCGTAGCCGGCAAGCTGTGCCATATATCCAAAGCTATCATTCTCAGGTAGAGTTCCATTCTTAAATTTATTAAATGCAAAGCCTGATGTAGATTTAATATCAACAACTTCTCCATTGATTTTACAATCCATGTGTCCTTTGATACCACCTACATTTACTTCTTTCTGTTGATCAGTTATTTTATGTCCGGATAGTTTAACAAGGAATACAACAAGAGCTTCTAATATATGACCATACAAAAACTTAATCATTAAAGTAGCCTGTAAATCTTTAGCTTTGATTTTAGAATGTTTGTTATACCAAAGCTGTCGAGCAGGCTTACCTATGTTTGACATACGTAAAGCATCTTTTGTTTTAGGTTGTTTCTTTACCCAGTCTCGTAACGCTGATTTCATATCTTCACCAAATGAATCAATCATTTCGTCTGAGATATCCAATCCTTCTCCTTTGGTCAACGGACCAAGAGCTTTGTAAATATCAGGTACTAAATTATCTAATTGTTTTTTCTTCATTAGGTATTCTCCCTTTCTTACCATGACGTGACCATCTTAGTTTTCTTGTTTCAGGATTGAACAGTAAGAACTTAACACCTAATTGTTTTTGTGCTTCAGTTCTACTTATCTTACCTCTGTAGTTCGGACTATTTTTATCTTTAGTCATAGTCTTAACATCAATTAAAGTTGCCTGTCCTTCTTTCATTGCAATCATATCTATTGGACCAGTACATCCTGAGTTTTGGAAGACTTCATAACCATTATCCCACAACCAAGTGACTGCATAGTACTCAGCTAGGTCTCCTTTTCGTTTTATATTATTAATGTGTTTCACTCCAATCATCTCCTATTTTATATTCACCTGTAAGTGGGCAACGTAAGTTGTAATACTTACCTGCATCTTCTATACAACGTACTGCTAACTCACCTACAAAGTCTGCAATATCTTCTCTGACTTCCATCTGCCATTCGTCATGAATGTTTGCTACAAACTTAGCATCTAAAGATTGTAAGTTTATCATATTATTTAACATAATTAAAGCTCTTTTCATAACTATTGCACCACCACCCTGTAATAAACTGTTTAGTGCTGCATGCTCGTTACGAATAAATATCTTACGACCATCTAATCCTTTGAGGTATCCTCGTTTAGCTGCTTTAGATACTCGTTCTCTAAGAATTTTAAGTGATGGGTTATTATCGAGGAAGCGTTGCTTAAGTTCTGCTCCAAGCTTTTTACCTCCTCCAACCACTGACCCAATTTTAGCATCTCCTGCTCCGTATATAAATGCATAGATGAATGTCTTTGCCTGATCTCTTGATTTAAGTCCTGCAGCTTTTTGATTAGCTGTGTGTATGTCTCCTTCTGTAACCTCATTTGTATATTCCTTATCATCCATATAGTGTGCAAGCATTCTTAATTCTAAACCACTTGCATCTATACCTACTAATTTATAACCTTCCCGTACTGTCCAACAGGACCTACATTCTTTACCGTACTCACTAACGACACTAGGAACTTGTGCAACATTCGGAGCACGATGAGACATACGACCAGTAATAGTTCCATTAGGTATAACAAAACCATGTACTCGATTGTCTTCTTTAACAGCCAGTATCCAAGAATCAATCTGAGCTATCCGTTTTTGTAACAACAGAAACTCTGCTATCAACCTAGCTTCAGGTATATTTTTAACTTTAGCTAGAGAAGATTCATCTACAATGGGCATACCAGTAGGAGTAAACCTATTAGGTTTCCAACCAAAGTCTGTTAGATACTCACCAATCTGTTTACGAGAACCTAAGTTAAAAGGTTGTAGCTTTTGTCTCATGAAAGGTTTGTAATCACCTGACTCAATCAATCTATCGTATTCTTCTGCAGTTAAACCGGACTTAGATAAAGTTCCATCTTTCTTTAACTTAGGATGTACTTGTTTGACATCTACCATTTTAGGTTTGAATACCTGCTGTACTTCTTTCTCAACTTGAAACATACGTTCTTTCAGTTTAGCAACTAGCATCATGGCATATTCTTGATTAAATTCAAAACCATTATCTTCTTGATCTTTTAAAACTGTAGCAACTCCATGTTCTAAATCCAGTGATTCGTCTTCAAAGTTTTCACCTTCTTTCAGTAAACGTACATAAACCTTTTCATTTAAGATAACATCCTTCTGACAATACGTTAGCATTTCTTGTGAGAAATCATCCCAGTCTTCAGGTTGTTCATCCTTAGGAAACCCAATAATGTAACCCCAAGTTTTTAAACTGTGACCATTCTCACGTACAGGATTAAACAATCGAGACATAACTAGAGTATCTTTTATTTTACAATTTGTTAAGTCTACTCCGTGTAGCCTTTTAATTACAGGAATATCAAATCCTAAAATGTTATGACCAATTAAGGCATCAGCATCTTGGAGATAAGCTATACCTTCTTCGATCTTATCAGGACCAAACGATACCACAGCTTCACCTAAAGGTTTAGCTACGATACACCAAATCTTATCCGGATATAATCCATTAGCTTCTATATCAAATACTATTTCTTTCATAATATCTCCTAAAATGGTACGTCATCAAGAGTTACTTCATCAGTAACCTCATTCATTCTACCAGTTTGTACATCATAAAGCAAGCTACAAGCTAAGCCGGTATCTCCTGTGTATCTAGATTTAAGTACACGAACTTTAGTTGTATTAGATTCCATTTCATCTTCTGCTTGTTGGTTACGTTCTAATGCAATGACACAATCGGATAGTTGTGATATACCTTGAGATCCCTTGAGGTGAGACAGAGATACTTCAATACCTTGCTCGTGTCCTCGATCACCAGATGCTCTACGTAAATGTGATACTAAGAACATACCTACACCAGTCTCTTCAACTAAAGAACGAAGACGATTCATTAGATTATCTATACCTCTACGTTCATCTGATTCTGTTAATTGATTAACTAACATATGTAAGTGATCTACAATTACCCAATCACATTCACAACCTACGATCATGTATCTTAGTTTAGAAAAAATTTCATCTATATCTGTAGCTCCAAGATGAGCATGTATAAATACTTTATCTTTCTGAATAACTTTATCAAACAACTCTTGCAGTTGTTCGTCAGTGTAGTTCTTTCTTTTTTCTTCTAAATACAAACGATCATTAGCTTCGATAGATACAATACCATCAGCAGTTCTCAACCAGTTCTCTTCCAATGCTATAATACCTACATTGTCTTCGGTATTCTTAATTAGATAGTGAGTAAGCTCACGAGTGATACTTGACTTACCAAGTCCTGTACCACCAGTCAACGTAACTAACTCTCCTTTACGCATACCAAATAGTTTCTTGTTGAGTCCTTCCCAAGGATACGCAATGCTTTCTTTCTGCTCTCGGTGCAACCATTTGTCCTTTGCACTCGACAGTTCCATAATACCGGAAGGTGTGTATGTCTTAGCATCCCACCATGCTTTAGTAAACTGTGCATACTGTCCTTGTTCAAGCATAGCATTAGCATCTTTAAAACCTTCGGGCAGTGTAACGATCTTAGCCTTTCCCGGTTTTATAATACGAGCAACCTTACGTGCTGCTTCTCTACCATACTTGTCATTATCAAAACAGATCACAACATGATCAAATGATTCAACAAACTCGATGCTGTCTCTGATATCTCTGACTGCACCTTGAGCACCACGTTTAACAGATACTGATGCCCACTTCTTATCAAAGATTTCGTAGACTGCCATAGCATCACACTCACCTTCTGTTATTGTGAGATACTTACCACCT